CAGCTGTAGCGCAGCCACCAACACCGGCGACTGTAGCGCAGCCACCAACACCGGCGACCGTAGCGCAGCCACCAACACCGGCAGCTGTAGCGCAGCCACCAACACCGGCTACCGTAGCGCAGCCACCGTTGATGGAAAGGAGTCTATTGCAATCGTCACCGGGTTCGATAGTAAAGCATCCGGCACCATTGGATGCTGGCTCGTCCTAACCGAGAGGGGTAGCTGGAACGGTGATACTTACCACATTAAAGAGGTGCGAGCGGTAAAGGTAGATGGTGAAATTATAAAACCCGGGGTATTTTACAAACTGGAAAATGGGGAGGTTGTGGAAGCATGAACCCATACAATATCCCGGATAGGCCAATCCCGAGCTGTGTGGATAACTACGATGATAAGCCGCACATCTGCCCGGAGTGCGGCTGCGAGATCAACGAGACCATTTACATTAAGGACGGAATGGTCATTGGCTGCGAAAACTGTGTTAAGCGGTTTGACGCCAGCGATGCGGATGCTGACAGGTACTTTGATGAAGAACCAGACAGATATTAAGGAGGAGCTATGGAGAACTACTTTCGAGAATTGAACAGCATCAACTGCTCTGACAAGACAGAGAAGAAGAATGGCCTTACATACCTTTCTTGGGCATGGGCCTGGGGAGAAATCAAGAAGCTGCACCCGGATGCCACCTATACCATCTACGAGGATGCTAACGGCCTGTTTTACCACACAGACGGTAAGACCTGCTGGGTTAAGACTGGCGTAACCGTCAACGGCATTGAGCACATCGAGTATCTGCCGGTCATGGATAACCGCAACCGCTCAATCCCGGCCAGTGATGTTACCTCATTCGATGCCAATAAGGCAATCCAGCGTTCCCTTACAAAAGCCTGTGCCCGTCATGGCCTTGGCCTGTATATCTACGCTGGCGAGGACTTACCGGAGGGTGCAGAAAGAGAACCAGAGCCTACCGAGTATTGCATCGACTGCGGGCAGCAGATCACCGGTATCAACAAGCGCAACGGGGAGTATTGGCCTGTAAGCGAGATCACCTCATACAGCGTCCAGCGGTTCGGCCGCAAGCTGTGCCCGAACTGCCAGAAGAAAGCCTTTGCCGCCGAAAAGGAGGCCGAGAAGAATGAAAACAAGGCTCCGGTTTGATTCTGCCGACTGGACAAGAGACCGGAACGGCTACGGCATCACCCTGTATACCAAAGATGCCGCAGCCGCACAGGCTTTCCTTGATGAGATGAAGCCCGGCAAGATGTACGCCGCCGAACTAAAGGAGCACCACGAGCGCAGGAGCCTTTCGGCCAACTCGTACCTTTGGGCGCTCCTTGATGATCTGGCCTTTACCCTCTCCACCCAGGCGGCCCCGCTGACTAAGGAGGAGCTGTACCGGAAGTACATTAAGGAGGTCGGCATCTGGAAGGATGTGCACAATATCGAGCCGGAAGCCGCCAAGACCGTACGGACAGCGTGGGAAATGCTCGGTACTGGCTGGGTAACGGAACAGGTAGACTACGAGCCAGACGGTGACCATCTGGTGATCCGGCTGTACTACGGCAGCAGCACCTACAACACCAAACAGATGTCCCGTCTGCTGGATGCCGTCATCGCAGACTGCAAAGAGCAAGGGATAGATGTTGCCACACCGGCCGAGTTGGCCTTGCTAAAGGAGGAATGGGGCAAATGAAAAACGAATGGGGCGCAGAGCTTGACCGAAACGGATACGCTCCGAGCATCGTACAGGCCGACACATCCAAGTGCTTTTTGTGCCAGCGCTCCGGCGTTAAGCTCGACCGGCACGAAATCTTCGGCAACGCCATGCGGAGCAAAAGCAAGCGCATGGGCCTTTGGGTGTCCCTGTGCCATACGCCATGCCACCTGACACACGCACACGGCTGTGCCGAGGTGATGGATTGGCTGCACCGGCTGGGCGAGCAAGCCTGTATCGACAACTACGATTTCACAATCCCGATGTTCCGGGAGGAATTCTACACGAACTATTTGGAGGAAACAGAATGCTGAACAAAGCGATCCTTAATGGGCGGCTGACCAAGGCTCCCGAACTGAAACAGACCCAGAACGGCAAGAGCGTGTGCAGCTTTACCATTGCGGTAGACCGCAACCGTGACCGAGAAAAGACTGACTTCGTACCCATCGTAGCATGGGGCAAGACCGCCGAATTCGTAAACCAGTGGTTCGGAAAGGGTGACCTCATTACCATTGTCGGCCGCATCGAAGTTCGCAACTACGAGGACAAGAACGGCAATAAGCGCACAGCCACAGAGGTTATCGCAGAGGAAGCTCTTTTCGGCGGCAGCAAATCTACCGGCAAGGCCGAGGAAAAGCCTGCAGAGAGCGAGCAGGGCGGATTTGAAGAAGTCGAGGGCGACCCTAACGACCTCCCTTTTAATTGAGGGTTACGCTTCCCAGTAAAAAGCGACAGGAGGACAACCCATGAAGTACCTTAAAGTCTTTACAGACTTTGCAGATGCCATGGAGGAACTCGGAGATGCGGAGAGAGGGCGGCTGTTCACGGCTATGCTGAAATATGCAGAGACGGGCGCAGCCCCCGATTTCCGGGGAAACGAGCGTTTTATATGGCCGGTAGCAAAGTTGCAAATAGACCGGATGGCTGCTGAATGCGAAGGAAAAGCCAAAACAAGCAGGGAAAACGGTTCCAAGGGCGGCAGGCCGAAGAAAACCCAAGGTAACCCAAAAAACCCAGCGGGTTTTTCGAAAACCCAGAAAAGCCAAGACAAAGACAAAGACAAAGACAAAGACAAAGAAAATATTCCCTCCGGGAATAATACCCCCCCTCCCCCCCCAAGGGGGCGTGTGGATGTCCCGGAAGCCTTGATGGAGAACTGGAACGGCTTTTGTGAGATGCGCAAGAAAATCAAAAAGCCCCTCACTGATCGGGCCGCAAAGATGATCCTGAATGAGCTGGAACGGCTGGCACCGGGGGACAACCACACCAAGGGACTTATTCTCGATCAGAGCGTTAAGCGCTGCTGGCAGGATGTTTACCCGTTGAAAGGCGACAAGTCTGCTGGTGGGACAGACAATGTATTTTTGCAGATGCTGCAGGAGGAGGGACAACATGAACCGTACTGAAACACTGGCTGTTATGTCCATCCTCAAGGCCGCTTATCCAGCGTACTACCGGGACATGAAGCGGCAGGATGCGGAAGCGGTGGTAAACCTGTGGGCGGAGATGCTGGCAGACTACCCGGCTAACCTTGTGACAGCAGCGGTTAAGTCCCACATTGCCAGTGATCGCAAGGGGTTCCCTCCACACATTGGGGCTATCATAGCCGCTATTGGTGAGATCAGCAGACCGGCGGAACTCTCCGAGGGGGAAGCATGGGCGCTGATTGCAAAGGCCCTGCGGAACAGCGGCTACAACAGCGAGAAAGAGTTTGCAGCCCTGCCGGAGAACCTACAGCGGTTGGTAGGACACCCATCCCAGCTGCGGGAATGGGCCAGCATGGACACCGGGACAGTGCAGAGCGTGGTGCAGTCCAACTTTATGCGCAGCTACCGGGCAAGGCAGGAGAGCGAGCGCAAAATGCAAACCCTGCCTGCGGATATCCGGGCGAAGCTGGCAGGGATGGCAGAGGTAAAGCAGCTGCCCAGCTATGACATAGCGCTGGCGGAGCGGATGATGGAGGAGAATGCGTGAAAATCATAATCCCCGAAATCCCCCCGTCGCTGAACAAGTACGCCGGGCGGGCGAACGCCTGGGACTACCGAGCGGAAAAGCAGCGCTGGCTTCAGCTGTTTGTGGCATACTGCCCCAAGTGCAAACCAATGGGCAAGGCGGTGGTGACCATCACTTACTACTTCCCCACCCGGCACCGACATGACCCGGATAACTACAACGGCAAGATGCTGATGGACGGGCTGGTACACCGGGGAGTAATCGCAGACGACAGCTTTGACCATGTCGAGCTGCGGCTGCGTGGGGCATACGACCTCAAAAACCCAAGAACAGAAATTGAAATAGAGGAGGTAACGGATGAAAGTACTTGAATTGTTTGCCGGAACGCGGAGTATAGGGAAAGCGTTTGAAAACAGAGGGCATCAAGTGTTTTCTGTGGAATGGGATAAGAATTTTGAAAACATCGATCTTTATGCAGATATCTTAACAGTCACGACGGATGAAATTCTGAATCGTTTTGGACGCCCAGATGTGATTTGGGCAAGTCCGGACTGTTCCACATTCAGCATTGCCGCTATAAGCCATCACCGGAGAAAAAATCCTGTAACAGGAAACCTTGACCCTGTCAGTGACTATGCAAAATTTTGCGATATGGTAGATCAGCATGTATTACAACTAATCAAGGACCTTAAGCCAAGGTTTTGGTTCATCGAAAATCCAAGGGGCGGGATGCGGAAGATGTCATGGATGCAAGGTTTTCCGAGGTACACTGTTACATATTGCCAATACGGGGATACAAGAATGAAGCCAACGGATATTTGGACGAACCACCCGGAGCCTCAGTTCAAGCCAATGTGCAAGAATGGTGACCCTTGCCACGAAAGAGCTCCCCGTTCTGCAACTATTCGGGCAATGAAGGCCAAGGGGATTGAAATGGAGGTTGGAGGGACACAGTACGGATTAAAGAATAGCCGTGAAAGAAGCATAATTCCTAAAGCACTGTGCCAGCACATAGTGGATATTTGCGAAGAAGGACTATCAAAGGAGGTACCCTGATGGGGCAGAAGGATGTAGAGCGGGAGAATCCGCTTTTTGAGGGGCAAAGCGCCGAGGAATTTATCAAGCGCTGGAACGCTGTCACCAAAGCCATAAAAATGCGCGCAGAGATGTCCGAGCAGGAAAAGGTGGTGAGTTATGATGTCATACGATAAAGCGTATCCTAACGCCAAAATCGGCTGTTCTAAATCAAATGACCCAGAGGTACTGGAACAACTGGTGCGGGAGGGCAAGACCAACAGGGAGATTTCCTTAATTCTCGATCTTGATTACGGCTATGTGGCCCAAATCTTGTCTCGCTATGGAATCAAGAGAGACCCCAACCGGCCATGTAAGAGATGCGGAGGGCCGATAGGCAGCACCAACCCCAGGCAGCTGTATTGCAAGGAGTGCCAAAAGGCCATGGACAGCATCCGGGCCCGCAAAAGCAGTATGAAAAAAGCCGAGCCGAAGAAATGCGAATACTGCGGGAAGGAATATTTCGGCCAGCCGGGACAAAAGTACTGCTCCAAACAATGCTACAAGGATGCGGCGGCATCCGGTAAGTATAAGCGTCCCAAGAATTGGATAAAGCGCCGGGATGGGAAAATCGACATCGAGATAAGAGTTTGCGGCAAAACAACAGAGCGCCGGGAGAGCGTGGATTACTTCGAAGCCAGGGAGATTTGGCACGATGGCTGGATAGGCCGGGGCTACGCAGCGCTGATAACGGTAGATGGCCACAGGTTGGAGACCCTGCCGCAAATAAAGACATTCTTCGGATTTAGGAGGGATTCGCTATGAGGAACTGGATGGCAGCGGCAGTTACGATAATCTTAGTTGCTACCTGCATAATGGTTCTATCGGCTATTTCGGCAGAAAGGTGGAACCATGTGGATGAAATGGCCCAGGCGGAGATGACCGCAGAGGAACAGGAACGCCGGGAGCAGGCAGCCTATTACAAGGGTTGGCAGGACTGCAAGCAATATTATCTTGAGAATTTTGGAGGGTGAGCCAATGACCGTAAAGGACTACTACGAAGTAATCCGGGACATAGACCGGCTGGCTGCTGCCGTTGACGCAGAGGGTGCAGTCACCCTCGACCATGACGATGCGGAGCAGATATGGGCGCTGCTGCTGGACTACAAGGATTTGCTTATGGCACTGGAGGTGGGATGATGTGCAAGTGGATGGAAGATGAAGTCTGTGTAAACAGCGATTGCCCGGCGGTTGCAGATTTTTGCCCCGTAGTAAACCATCCGGGCGTGTGCCGGTACGAGGAAATGGACGAAAACAAAGGCGTGGTTAGAAACGACACTTTGTCGGTAAAGGAGGGATAACATGGATGCTGTGAAGTTTATTGAGGAACGCAATAGAATGTGCGAGAGTTTTGGTGATGGATGTACTGGGTGCCCAGCTTCTAATGCTTGCAAGAATGAGCTATGTTGCGCATTTGATCAAGGGTCAACGCTGGACGCTACGGATCAGGTTGCTATGGTCGAGAATTGGTCTGCTGCACACCCGCGCAAGACACGGCAGAGCGTGTTTCTTGAGCACTGGCCGGATGCGGATATTGACTGTTGTGGCGTGCTGACAATATGCCCCTCTCCAATTTCTACATCGCATAGGAACGCATATGGAGGATGTGCAAACATTGGCGTCAAATGTCCTGACTGCCGCCGCGAGTTTTGGATGCAGGAGGTAGAATAATGGAGGGAAAAGAATCGTTTGTGTTTGAATACACGATGCCATCGCTCGATTGGTACGAAATAATCAAGGTGGAAATCAACCCGGAGAAATTCTATTGCTTTGGGCTCGAATTGAGGTTCGGCAACGATTGGTGGCTTATTGGTATGAATCCGCCTGATTCAAATTCGTCTTTTGACAAATGGTCTGAAATATGCCTCGGAAGGCTTACCCGCAGAGACGCTGCAAGGTTTGCCGTATGGGCAGGCAGAAAGCTCATCAGAATCGGAGCCATAAGCAGAGCGCTTGACTTCGTAAAAGAAATAGAAACGCTGATAGCTTTAATTAAGGAGGTAGAATGATGGAAAATTTGTTGCAAAACATCGCCAGCGTGCTGTGGATTGTGTTAGGCGTGTGCTTTTTCTTTGGACTAAGGAAGTGGGACAAGAGGTTCAGCGAGTTGTATGACGAACTGAAACGGGAGGTAGAGTGATGGAACGACTGACATACCGGCTTAAAACGGGAGAAGTTCTTATGGCAACAGAATACGAAGAAAAGTACACAAAGGATGAGTGGATTGTCATGCTCCAATGCCGCCTTGCCGCCTACGAGGACACGGGACTGACGCCGGAGGAAATTAACGATTTGGCGAGTGTGCGGGAAATATCGCCGGAAGCAGAATACGCCATCAACAAGCACGCCGACAATATCATTGAGCGGCTTGACAAGCTGCTCCACCAGACGGACGACGATGCTCGCCTGCGCGAGCTGGCGGAAGCCGACAAGGACGGTCGGATGGTGGTGCTGCCATGTCAATCAGGAGAGCATGTATTTGCACTGCTTGATGGCCAAAAGCGTGTGCGGGAGTGTGAGGTCAAACACGCGGTTTTGGACGGTTGGCGAAAAATTTTCTATATTGTGCCAGTCGGCGGTCTGGGAGACGCGTATAGCGCGCCATTTGGGGCGTTTGGCAAGACCGTATTCCTGACCCGCGAGGAGGCGGAGAAAGCACTGGAGGCGATGAAGGATGGCTGAATTGAAACCGTGTCCGTTCTGTGGCGGTGAAGCAAAATGGAATGAAAAGAACAAAGCACCTCAGTGCTCGCGGTGCGAAGCGACAATTCCATCTGCTGGCGGTGTTTTTCGAAAATATTTTGATAAGCGTGGATACCGTCAATATATGGCTGAGCTTTGGAATAGGAGGGCTGACAATGGCTGAATGCATTGACAGGGGAACGGCGATTGCCAAGTTGACCGCCTTGGAAGTAACCGAACAAAACGCCACAATGGTAGATGCAAAACGAGTGCTGGCAGATATTCCTGCTGCCGATGTGGTGCCGGTGGTGCATGGTCGATGGATTCACGATGGGCGCAGGATTGAGGGCGGCATTGATTGGTGCCATTTAACTTTTGCGCGCGCACAAACTACTGTCCTAACTGCGGGGCGAAGATGGACGGAGGTGACAGCGATGAGACTGATTGATGCTGATGAAGCATTGAGACTGTTTGGCGAAGAATATGAGGAAACGAAAGAATTGATACACAACGGTGAAACTCATCTTGATAATCTTGCCGAGGGATTTACAGAAGCATGTCACATAATCAAGTATATTCTTCCAACCGTTGATGCAGTGCCGGTGGTCAGATGCAAAGACTGCAAGTACAGAGATGGCACACCGGGGCAGCCGAATATACTTTGTGCGCAGATGCACGAGGACGATTTCTGCTCCTACGGCGAAAGAAAGGAGGAGCCACATGATAGACTACAAAAAGACCTGTAAGTGGGAGCTTGGCAGGTATTACGAAAAGCTCATGGCCATCGACAGCCTGCAGGACGAGATCGATATGTTGACGGCCAGAATGGAGGGCATCAGGTCGCCCAAAATGGACGCCACACCTGTACAGGGCGGCAGCTCGACTGCCGAGGAACGCATCATAAACGCCATCTGCAATAGGGACAACCTAACCGTCAACCATGAGCTGGTTAAGTGGCAAGTGCGGCAGATGGACCGTGGCCTGTCTATCCTGACCGACCAGCAGCGCAGGATACTTGAGGTGGCCGTCATGCGGCGTGAGTACAATGCCATCGATAGATTATGTGACGAGCTGCACATCAGCAGGTCGGAGCTGTACCGCAGGATGGACGAGGCCATCAAGAGATACGCTATTTGCCGATACGGTGTGACCGAGCTGTAAAACTTGGGACAAATTCGGGACAAAATAACGCCTAACATAGTGTATACTAATATCGTGGTAAAACACAGACTTCCCTTGACATTCCTCCTGGTGGGGAGCCGGGCCCCTAATCCCGGCAATCTGCTCCCGTAGCTCAATGGTAGAGCGGCTGCCTTGTAAGCAGCGGGTTATAGGTTCAAGCCCTATCGGGTGCTCCACCTTCATGTTTTACCTCCTTTTTACGGGGCCGCCGATGCCCCGTTATCCCATCGGCCGAAGATACATGACCTTCGTAAAAAAGGTGCCGCGCTGGCAGACCGCAAGTTCGCAATAGCCTGCCTTACCAAAAGCAGTCAGAGAGTACCGAAAGGCGCTCTCTTTCTTTATGCCATAAAGGAGGGGATACCTATGGATTTAATAGTCCGCAAAATCCCGCAGAGCGACACCATCAAGGTATATCCGGTATCTGATGTGCATTTGGGCAGCATCCTACATGATAAAGAGGGCTGGCAAGCATTCTGCCGCCGGGTAGAGCGGGAGGACGCTTATCTCATCCTTGGCGGCGATCTCATCAACAACAATACCCGGAACGCGGTGGGAAGCCCCTTTGAGGATTATATCCGCCCGCGGGAGCAGAAAAAGATGATGGCGGAAATGCTAACGCCCATCAAGGATAAGATACTCTGCGCGGTATCCGGTAACCACGAAGCGAGGACAGCCAGGGACACCGACCAAGACATTATGGGCGATATCATGTGCAAGCTGGACATGGAGGACTACTACGCCGAGGATATAGCATTCCTCAAGCTGGAGATTGGGCGCAGGGTAACAAGAGATATCCCTATCACCAGCTATACGATGGCTGTTACCCATGGCTCCGGCGGCGGCATTTACACCGGTGCAACGGTCAACCGCAATGAGCGCTTCGGCTACACCATAGAGGGCATTGACGCTCTGATTGTTGGCCATACCCACAAAGGCACCATCAGTAAGCCCAAAAAGATCGTGGTGGACAGTAACAACAATGTTATCCGTACCAAGCAGCTGGTAGTGGTTAGCTGTACTGCATGGCAGCAGTACGGAGGCTACGCAGCCCGGAAGATGCTGCTGCCCAGCAGCGAGAGCGACCATGAGCAGCCGCAGACGCTCCTGCTGTGCGGGAACAAGACAGGCACTAAGCGGATAACCACGGTTTGGTAACAATAATTGGTGGCCCGGCATAGTAGACACCGGGAGGGATAGGGCGGGTAATGATAAAAGGAGGGCACATGGATTTACAAAAAGCAGATAGCAAAGAGTATTTGGAGTTTATAGATAAGTTTGCTCCAAAAACGACAACTGACGATTGTTTTACGCCTCCGTTGGTATATGATGCAGTAAGAGACTGGGTTTGCAAAGAGTACGGGGTGGACAAGGATAAGATCGTCCGCCCATTTTATCCGGGAGGAGATTATCAGAGCTTCGACTATTCAAACGGTGCGGTTGTTGTAGATAACCCGCCGTTTTCTATTTTATCAAAGATATGCACACATTATCTTGATGAGTGTATTCCATTCTTCCTGTTTGCTCCGGCGCTTACATGCTTATCCGGAAAAGAACTTGTAATGAATGTGTGCCATGTTATGACCGGCTCAACAATAACCTATGCAAATGGCGCAACAGTGGAAACAGCATATGTAACAAATCTTGACGATCCTGACCTCGTTGTAAGAACCGCGCCAGACCTATCGTCTGCTATAAAAATTGCCAATGAAACGCACCTCAAAGAAAAAAAGAGAGTTTTGCAAAAGAACAAATACCCGGATTATGTTTTGACGGCAGCGATGGCAAACTTATACGCAAGCCGTGGGGTAGACTACAAACTGCGAAAATGCGATTGTGTAAAAATATCAGCGTTAGACGAGCAGAAAGAAAAGAAAAAAACCATATTCGGTGGCGGTCTTTTACTTTCAGAACGAGCAGCAGCAGAACGAGCAGCAGCAGAACGATGGACACTATCGGATAGGGAATGGGAAATAGTTAGGAGCCTTGGCGATGGTTCCGTTTGATTACAATTCTCCAAAGTGGAGAAGAAAGCGCCTGCAAATATTAAGACGAGACGGATATATGTGCCAGAACTGCAAGAGGTACGGGAAGGCGGTACAGGCTACAACGGTGCATCATATCAAACACGCAGATGAGTACCCGGAGCTGGCTTACGAAGATAAAAATTTAGTAAGCTTGTGTGAGGGCTGCCATAACAAGCAGCACCCGGAAAAAGCAACAGCAGCAAGGGGCCGTTACTGATACCCCCCCTATCCGTTGCGCCTTCCGCCTGTCTATGGGGACCGGCGGGGGGAACTTTTTCCAACTCTACGGTATATTTTTGAGAAAGGGGAAGCCATGACAAAGGAAAAATGGGTTGAAACTATCGAAAAACAGATGGGAAAACTCGGTACGGCCGACCCATCTTATCAATCTGCGGTAGAAACGCTTGCAGAGATACTGGAACAGCGGGATAAGACCAAGGCCGAGTTCAAAAAGTCCGGCGGTAAGTCCGTCATCGAATATACCAACAAAGGGAACGCCACAAATATGGTAAAAAACCCTCTGTTGATTCTGTGGGACGACCTCAACAAGAGCGCACTGGCATACTGGCGCGAATTGGGACTTACTCCATCGAGTTTCCGCAAAATGACCGGCGGAGTGAAGGAAAAGGAGGAAAAGGGCGGCCTTGCCGCTGCTCTTGCCAGCCTTGAGACAGATTAAGGGTAAGAACTGGCCCGTAGTCCTTGAGTATGCCGAAAGCATCAGAGACGGGAGAAAGGTTGCTTGCAAGGAATTGCGGCAGGCTGTTGACCGTTTCTTTGCTGACCTCGATAATGACGAGTACGATTTCGCGCCGAAAGGGCCGGAGTTCTGTATTCAAATCATCGAAAAGACCCTCTGCCACCAGCAGGGGGAAAAGCTGGACGGTACACCGCTCCGGGGAAAGCCGTTCCTGTTGGAGCCGTTTCACAAATTCATCATATACAATCTTCTTGGGTTTAAGTTGAAAGGCACCGATGTGGTGCGGTTTCATGAAGCCCTTATTTTTATCCCTCGAAAGAACATCAAAACCAGTTTTGCCGCTTCCCTCGCATGGGCGCTGTCCCTGTGGTACCGGCGCAGCGGTTCCAAAACCTACATATCGGCCGCGGCTCTGATGCAGTCCCTTGAAAGCTTTAATTTTCTGGATTATAACATCCGGCTTATGGGCGAGGACGAGAAGCATGGCGGCGGTGTAAAGATCATTGACAACAACAACGAGCACTCAATGGAGGCAGAGCTTCCAGACGGCTCGTTTTTTATCCGCGCTCTGGCTGCAAACCCGGATGCGCAGGATTCTCTTAACTGCAATATTGCGATCTGCGATGAAATCCACGCTTTTACAAAGCCTAAGCAGTACAACCTTTTTAAGGAAGCCATGAAAGCCTACACCAACAAGCTGCTGATAGGTATTTCCACGGCTGGCGATAACGAACAGGGCTTCCTTGGGCAACGGCTGCAATACTGCCGAAAGGTGCTGGATGGCACCATCAAGGACGAACAATATTTTATCTTTATGTGCTGCGCCAATCCGGATGAGGATGGAAATATCGACTATACCAATCCCCTGGTACATGAGATGGCCAATCCGGCCTATGGCGTTTCCATCCGGCCGGAGGAAATTCTAAACGATAGCTTGCAGGCGCAGAATGACCCGCAGCAGCGGAAAGATTTCTTCGCAAAGTCTCTCAATGTCTATACCGGGGCTATCAAGTCCTATTTCAACCTCGACGAATTCCGGCGAAGCGATGAAAAATATAACTGGACGCTGGACGAGCTTTCCAAGCTCCCAATAGACTGGTACGGTGGTGCAGACCTCTCAAAAATGCACGACCTAACGGCGGCTGCGCTTTTTGGAAATTACAAAGGCGTGGATATCATCATCAGTCACGCTTGGTTCCCTGTGGTGCAGGCTCATGTTAAGGCCGACGAGGATGGTATACCGCTTTTCGGCTGGGCCGATGATGGACTTTTGACCATGTGCAACAGTCCAACCGTAAACCACGCCGATGTTGTCAACTGGTTTGTTACAATGCGAAAGCGCGGTTTCCGAATACGACAGGTGGGGCATGACCGTAAATTCTGCCGAGAGTATTTCATTGGCATGAAATCGGCTGGGTTTAACATTATCGACCAACCGCAGTATTTTTACAGGAAATCAGAAGGTTTCCGGCATATCGAGCAGAGCGCCAAAAATGGGACGCTGTACTATATGCATTCCGAAGCATATGAGTATTGTGTTGGGAATGTCTCGGCCGTCGAAAAGACAGACGACATGATCCAGTACGACAAGGTAAGACCGACAAACCGAATTGATGTGTTCGATGCCTCCGTATTCGCCACGGTGCGGTACTTGGAGGCTTTGGATAAATCTAAAGCAGGAAAGAAATGGTGGGGTGATAAATGAGCATAGCAAATTTTTTTGAGCGCTTCCGCTCTCGGGATAAGCCCCAAACGCGGAGCGCTGTATGCCTGTGTGATGGAACCGGCTGGAAAGACCTAACCTGTTCCGGCTATACAGACCTTGCGCACAACCCGGAAATCTGTGCCGCTGTTGATAGGATTGCGTCTTTAATTGGAAGTATGACAATCTATCTGATGCAAAACACCGATAGTGGAGATATCCGGGTTAAAAATGGGCTGTCTCGTGTGGTTGATATCGAGCCGAACAGTTACATGGGCCGGTCAAACTTTATCCAGTGGATCATCAAAACAATGCTGCTGGATGGCCGGGGGAACGCTGTAGTGCTCCCAAAGACCCGGAAGGGGCTGCTCCGGCGGCTTGACCCGATTCCGGCGGCGTTTGTAGCATTTGTACCGAATGGGGAACGGTATTATAGCATCGAAATATCTGGGAAACCCTATGACCCGAATGATGTGCTGCATTTTGCCATAAATCCGAGCAATTATTACCCATGGCAAGGCACTGGGTACAGCATTGCGCTGGCTGATGTGGCAAATAACCTCAAGCAAGCGGCGAAAACAGAAAATGGCTTCATGGCCAGTGAATGGAAACCATCTCTTATCGTGAAGGTGGATTCGCTGACGGACGAGTTTTCTGACCCGGAGGGGCGCGCAAAGCTCCTTGGCGATTTTGTGGCAAGCAATAAAGCCGGGGAACCTTGGCTGATTCCTGCCGAGCAATTCTCGGTGGAACAGGTAAGGCCCCTTACTCTATCTGATCTTGCGCTGGCAGACTTCGTAAAACTGGATAAAACGACGGTGGCAACCATTCTTGGCGTGCCGCCTTTTGTTTTGGGCGTTGGCGAGTTCAAGCGAGACGAATGGAACAACTTTATTTCTTCCCGTATCATGCCGATTGCACAGATTTTGGAGCAGGAGTTTAGCCGAAAGCTGCTCGTATCTCCGGATTACTTTTTCCGCTTCAATGTCCGCTCCCTCTACAACTATTCCTTGGAGGAAACCATCAAAGCTGGCGCGGAAATGGTTGACCGCATGGCAATGACACGGAACGAGTGGCGCAGTTGGGTTGGGCTTACTCCGCACGAGGGAATGGATGAGCTTTTGGCCCTTGAAAACTACATTCCCGCGGACCGCCTTGGCGATCAGAAAAAACTAAACGGAGGAGGTGAGTAAATGGTAGGAGCAAGACAGGCAATCAGCCGCAGTGGCGACTTCAAAACCCGCGCTGCTGATGGGAACCTCTACATTGAGGGCTATTTCGCCACCTTTACCGGCGAATACCGGATGTGGGATAAAGCCATCGAGCGCATTGACCGAGGAGCCTTTGATGGTACCCTCGGTGATGATATTCGGGCGCTGGTTAACCATGATACCACAATCGTGCTTGGCAGAACAACAGCTGGTACACTGACCCTCCGCGTTGACGATTTGGGCCTTTGGGGGTCCATCCTCATTAATCAAGCGGATCAGGATGCCATGAACGCCTATGAGCGTGTAAAGCGTGGGGATGTTTCCCAATGTTCTTTCGGCTTTGACATCCTTGACGAGGAAACCGAAATCCGGCCAGATGGCACAACCGTGTGGACTATTCGCAAAGTCAAACTGTATGAGGTATCGGTCGTTACCTTCCCGGCCTACGAGGACACCATGGTAGAGGCTCGGAAAAAAGACCTTGAAAAGATCAACGAGCGCAAGCTCGACCAATGGAGGGCCGAAGCCCTCAAAAAGCTAAGAAAGGAGTGCTGACATGGCACTGAAATCCATTATGATTGCCAAAAAGCTGGAACTGAAAAGAGCAGCTTTTGAGGCACTGGTAGCTAAAGACGCAGAATTTGCAACACGCTCCGCTGAAATCGAAAAAGCAATCGGCGAAGCTACCACCGATGAGGAGCAGCAGGCTGTTGAGGACGCCATGAACAAATTTACCGAGGAACAGGATGCCCACAACGCTGAAAAAGAAAAACTGTCCGCAGAAATCAAGGGCCTTGAGGAAGATTTGGAAAATGCCGAAAAAGATCCTCCCAAGGCTGAACCCAAAGCAGAAAAGAAAGACGAAAGGAATGATTTTACCATGAATACCATCAACATTCGCTCCCTCCCCATGAATGTGCGCGCCTTTGACGCTCTTCCCAAAGAGCAGCGTGACGCTATCGTAGCCCAGCCCGATGTGCAGACCTTCTTTGCGGAGCTTCGTAACGCTGCCCGCAGCAAGAGAGATATCACCGGTGGTGAGCTGACCATCCCTGTTGTATTCCTCGACCTCATTGCCGAGAATATGTATCGCTACTCCAAGCTGATGCGTCGGGTCCGCATCCGCAATGTCAATGGCGAAGCCCGTCAGACCATTGCCGGTACTGTCCCCGAGGCCGTTTGGACTGAAATGTGCGGCGCCATCAATGAGCTGACCTTCAGCTTTAACCAGATCACTCTTGACGGCTTCAAGGTTGCCGGTTATGTTCCTGTTTGTAATTCCCTGCTGGAGGATAACGATGTAAACCTCGCCTCCTGGATCGTCGAGATGCTGTCCGAGGCTATCGGCCTTGCCAAGGATAAGGCCATCCTGTACGGCAAGGGCGCTGGTCAGAAGATGCCTCTCGGTATTGTGACGCGTCTGGCGCAGGAGAGCAAACCCAGCGATTACCCGGCCAATGCTCCTGCTTGGGTTGACCTGCACACCTCCAACATCATCACCATTCCCACCGCTTCCACCGGCGAGGCTTTCTGGGCTGCGCTGGCTGTTGCTGCTGGTAACACCTTCACCCGCTATTCCCGCGGCGAGCGCTTCTGGGCTATGAATAGCAAGACCCTGGCTACTCTGCAGTCCAAGGCAATCCTTGCTACCGCTTTGGGCCGGTATGTCACCTTTGACGGTATGACCATGCCCATCATCGGCGGTGATGTGGAAATCCTCGAATTTATCCCCGATGGCGACATCGTTGGCGGCTATGGCGACCTGTACCTGTGGGCGCAGCGCTCCGGCATGACCATCGAAGCATCCCGCGAGGTTCAGTTCATTCAGGACAACACCGTATTCCGCGGCAAAGAGCGTGCTGACGGTATGCCCGTTATCCCCGGCGCTTTTGTGGCGATCAACATTAACGGCGCTTCCGTAACCACCTCCATGACCTTTGCGGCTGATACCGCCAACAACGCAAAGCTGTCTGCTCTGACCGTTGGAAACCTGTCCCTCAGCCCTGCTTTTGATGGCGATGTGCTGAGCTACACCGCTACCGCTTCCGCTACGACTGCTGCCGTAAACGCCACCACCGAGGTCGCAGGCGCACAGGTTGCTATCGCCTACAACAACGCCAATGTGAAAAACGGCGGCACTGTTACTTGGCTGGCTGATGGCACTGCCCATCCTCTGACCGTAACCGTGAAGAACGGCAACGAGACCGTAGTCTATACCGTCAATGTAACCAAGGCTTCCTAAGGGGGGTTAAAGCATGACAGACGCTGACATCCTTGTGATCTTGAAAGTCGATTTGCAGCTTTCCACCGCAGCGCTGGACAACTATCTCTTGGCGCTGATCGCGTCTGCCAAAGAGTACATTGCCACCGAGGGCATCGTGCTCTCCACCAGTACGGGTGATGCCGTACTGGTGGAGATGTACGCCGCTTACCTCTACCGGCAGCGCAGAGAGAAAGTAGTGGCAATGCCGCGTATGCTGCGCTGGGCACTCAACAACCGACTGTTTGAGCAAAAGGTGGGTGGTTGATTTGGATGATCTCATTACATTAATCTCCCAAACCTTTGAGCAGAACGATATCGGGGTACAGATTGCCACAGAAACCACAACACAGGTCTGGGCGCGGCTGCAGTCCGCTACACGGGCGGAGTTCTATTCCGCCGGTCAAAACGGCTTGCAGCCGTCCCTTGTGGCGGTTACTCCTATCGCCAACTATGCTGGGCAGAAATTAGCCGAGTGGCGCGGCACACGCTATTCCATTTATCGCACCTATTTTGCAACAGGCAGCGATGAAATAGAGCTGTACCTAGAGGAAAAGGTGGGCAACGATGTCGAAAACGGTTAGACCGGATGAGTTGACAACGGCAATCCTGTCCGAACTGAAAAACTATGACCAGGCCGTTACGAATGGCGTAAAAAAAGAGGTTCGGCAGGTGGCAAAGGAATGCCGCCAAGACATTGTGACCGGCAGCCCGGTACAGACCGGCGATTATAAGGCCGGTTGGCGTGACAAGGTCGCATATGAGAGCTACAGCGATATCCGTATGCGAATTTTCAACAAAACGGATTACCAGCTCACGCACTTGCTGGAACATGGTCACGCAGGCCCAGGCGGAACCGCAAAAGGCTCTACCCGCCCATTCCCCCACATCGGCCCAGCGGAGCAAAAGGCAGAGCAGAAACTATTAACCCGTGTAAAGGTGGTGATTAAGAAAGGATGACACTGCAAGAGGTCAATTCCCTGTTAAAACAGACGAGGATGCCCGTAGCTTACGGTTACTTTAATAAGCCGCAAAAGTTACCGTATATCCTCTATCGCGTCTCCTACTCCAATAATTTTGGCGCTGACAATGTGGTGTATCACCCCATCAACCATATACAGGTTGAGCTTTACACAAAAGATAAAGACCTAACAGCAGAGGGCAAAGTCGAACAGGCCTTGTCCTCTCTGTTTTGGCAGAAGTCCGAGAGTTACATTGAAGATCAGCAGTGTAACCAAGTAGTTTATGAAATCGAGGTGTAAAAATGGCTGATAAAGTTAAATTCGGTATCTCGAATGTCCATTACGCTATCCTCGACGGGGAAAATAACACCTATGGCACTCCCGTAGCCATCCCCGGCGCAGTTAGCCTGTCTTTGGAGCCTTCCGGCGATACCACACCGTTTTATGCGGACAACATTCAGTATTTCGTAGCCGTGGCGAACAGCGGCTACACCGGCGATCTCGAAGTTGCCGTTTTCCCCGAAGCATTCCTCAAGGATGTTTTCGGGTATACTCTTGACACCACCAGCAAGGTGATGATCGAGAATGCAAACATTCAGCCCAAGTCTTTCGCACTGCTGTTCCAAGAGGAGGGCGATGTGAACGGGACGAAGTTTGTTCTTTACAACTGCACCTGCACTCGGCCTACCCGTGAGCTGAACACCACGACCGAGAGCGTAGAGCCGCAGACGCAAACCGTCAGCATCACCGCTTCCCCGCTGGCAAACGGCAACTCCCTTGCCTACACTACGGCGGAGACCCCGGAGGCGACCGTGAACGGCTGGTACACCGCCGTATTCACTCCGACGACTGGAGGCTGAAATGAACAAAGTAATCGAGATCGACGGAAAAAGCGTAGGGTTGTGCGCTAATGCGCTGACCCCACGCATCTACCGCCATAAAGTGGGTCGGGACATTGTCCGTGACCTGCAAAAGCTACAAACGGCAGCGACATCCGAGGACGGATCTTTTTCCGTAAGCGATCTTGAAATATTTGAGGATGTCGCTTTTATCATGGCTCGGCAATATGACGGGTCCATCCCGGACAATGTTGACGAGTGGCTGGAGCAGTTTGAGATGTTTTCCATCTATAAAGTGCTCCCTGCCATTTTGGAGCTTTGGAGCCTGAACAACAAGACTACCGCTGTTCCAAAAAAAAAATAAAACAAACCGTGCGTGAGCCCACCGGGTCAACCTTTATGCTCCGCTGCGCTGAACTCGGTTTATCCGATGAAGCGCTGGAGGACATGACCTGCGGAATGGTCTATGATTTGATGATCGAAAAGGCCAACGACGCAGAACAGTATGCCATAAGGGGCAGACCCGGCGGCTTGCGTGATTTCTTCGCAGGAGGTGGTAAGATTGGCTGAAAATGTTAAAGGCATCGTTGTTGAAATCGGCGGCGATACAAAGGGATTGTCGAAAGCGATCAGCTCGCTGAACAGCGAAATCCGTGGGACACAATCGGAGCTTAATAAAGTCAATCGCCTGCTGAAACTCGACCCGACTAATATTGACCTGCTCAAACAAAAGGAGCAATTGCTCGGGGAACAAATCAAAAATACAGAAAACAAGGTTGAAAGCCTCCGAAACGCCAAAAAGAAAGCGGATCAGGAAATGGCGGACGGCACGGAGATCAACCAAAAACAATACCGTGAGTTAGTCCGGGAACTGACCAGCGCCGAACTAAAGCTGAAAGACCTACAGGCCGAAGCGTCCAAGAGCCGTGCGGCACTTGCACAGGTTTCAGCAGTTACAGGCGAAATAGCAGAAAAGTCCGGGAACATTGCAAAGAAGTTTGCACCGGCATCTTTGGCCTTTGCAGGCGCAGGAGTGGCAGCCACAAAAGCGGCTGTAGAATTTGAAAGCGCCTTTGCTGGCGTTGAAAAAACAGTAGACGGCACTACAGAGCAGCTTGCGGCACTCAGGCAGGGCATATTGGACATGGCAGAAGAAATTCCTGCGTCCACTACGGAGATTGCGGCGGTTGCGGAAGCTGCTGGACAGTTGGGTATTGCCACCGATGATGTACTTGACTTTACCCGCGTTATGATCGACTTAGGCGAAGCAACCAACCTTTCCGCTGATGAAGCTGCCTCTGCACTTGCCAAATTTGCCAACATTACCGGAACGACCGCTGATGAATACTCCAAACTCGGCAGTACCATCGTTGACCTTGGCAATAACTTTGCCACAACAGAGCGCGATATTGTTGAGATGGCTACACGCCTTGCGTCTGCTGGTACAGTTGCCGGGTTGTCCGAACAGGATATCCTTGCATTGTCTACCGCAATGTCCTCGGTTGGCATCAACGCAGAGGCAGGCGGTACGGCAATGACCCAAACAATGACCGCAATAAGCAAGGCTGTGTCTGCTGGCGGTGATGATCTTGAAACATTCGCAAAGATCGCTGGTGTATCTGCTTCTGAATTCGCAGATATGTGGGGCAATGAACCGATAGACGCAATCAGTGCTTTCATCGGCGGGCTTGGGAAGATGAACGAAAATGGAGAGGACACAATCTCTGTATTGGATGAATTGGGGCTCTCCGGGATTCGCCAGTCAAATATGCTTCGTGCGTTAGCCCTTGCGTCCGATGTATTGGACGATGCTGTTACAACCGCAAATACTGCATGGGACGAAAATATCGCCCTCTCCAACGAGGCAAGCAAAAGATACGCAACGACCGAAAGCCAGATGAAAATACTCCGAAACGGGCTCAATAACTTGGCGATTTCCATCGGTGATATCCTGCTGCCGATTATCAATAAAATCGTCGCAGGGCTTCAAAACGCAATCGATTGGTTTTCAAACCTCGACGATGGGGTCAAAAAGACGATCCTTATTGTCGGCGGTCTTATTGCGGCAATCTCTCCTGTTGCTGGAATCATATCAGGCATAGCCGGAGCGATGAGCAAGCTGACAGGCACGGTAATACCTGCCCTTATTGAAGCGGCAACTAAAATGGGGCCGATTATTACAACCGTTGTAGAGGGAATTTCAAGCGGAATTGGGGCGGCAATAGGTTTTATTACAGAAACAGCTATCCCAGCCGTTATGAGCGCTGTGTCATATGCGTTCACATTCATAACGGGAACTGTAATCCCTGGAATTGTAACGGGCATAACGACAGCTGTTAATTTTTTGATAGCCAACCCGATAGTTCTGATTATTTCCGCCATTGTAGGACTTGTTGCGCTGATTGCAACAAAGGGCGACGAGATACAGGCCATCCTCCAGCGTGTGGATGATTTCTTGCAGGGCGTATTTACGACGGATTGGTCGGAATCGTTTGGAGTATTGGGGGAAATCTTAAATTTCTTCTTCTCAACAGTAAAATCCATTTGGGATTCCATAAAGGCCGTTTTTGACGGTATTATCGATTTTGTTCGTGGCGTTTTTACTGGAGATTGGGAAAGAGCATGGAAAGGTGTGCAGGAAATCTTTAAGGGAATCTTTACGGCGCTTGTTGACATTGCAAAAGCGCCCCTTAACGGCATCATTGCACTAATCAACATGGTCATTGACGCAATCAACTGGATGATAAACGGTCTGAATAAGATCCACTTTGATGTCCCTGACTGGGTTCCTGTTTTGGGCGGTAAGTCCCTCGGATTTAATATTCCGACCATCGGAAAAATTGCTTATCTTGCCAAGGGCGGAGTTTTGTCCTCCGGCAGCGCCATCGTCGGCGAAGCCGGGCCGGAGCTGCTTACCATGGCCGGTGGCCGTGCCCATGTTATGCCGCTGAACGGAAACGACCGTGGCGGCATCACCATCGAAATGAACAACACATTTAACGGCTACGATAACGCAGCCGGTGAAGCTGCCGCAAGGAACTTGGTACAGGCGGTCAACCGTGCGCTTGGGAGGGCTTACTGATGAGAAAATTTAAGCTCAAGAACGGTGTCGGCGCCGAATGGGATTTGATGGACAAAACGGCGTACTTCAATGCGCCGGGTGGATTAGGCTTTGGCAAAACCTACTCCACCATCCAAGCCGGAAGCGCATGGCTGGTATCGGATGAATTCCTTAACCAGTATGCCGTGACAGGCGAAATGATATTCTTCGACTATTCCCGGTATCAGGCGTTTATTTCGTTCGTGACAAAAGGCCCGCTTTACCTGATGTATTCCCCGCTGGACACATGGTACAAAATCAAGTGCGAAGTGCAGTCTGCGGATAAGTCGGAGCTGAAATCCGGCTATTTGGCAGTACCGATTACATTCCTCTGCTTCGGGACTTGGCATGAAGCTGTTAAGGTAACGCAAAGCCAAGCGCCAGACCAAGGGATTAAAAGGTACAGCTATACTTATCCTTATTATTACGCAGAGACAGCAACAGGAACTGCAAAAATAAGAAACGGGGATTTGGCATCTCCGTGCAAGCTGCAAATCTTCGGCCCGGTCGTCAATCCTGCTTGGGCGCTTATCAAGGCCGGTACCCGTGTAGCGGTCGGAAAAGTAACCGCAACAATCCCTGACGGCCACAAACTCGTTGTTGATGCTGACCCTGCAACAATGGAGATTGCCGAGTATGCGCTGGACGGGACATACATCCAGAACCTGTACCAGTCCAGCGACTTTTCGACCGGAAGATTTATCTATGCTCCGCCGGGAGAAAGCACTTTGACATTTTCGCACGACGGCACGTCGGATATCGTAGCATATGTGGAGGTGGAGAAACTTGCATACTCTGTTTAAGTGCGAAGTATTCGCAAGGGATTTCACATTCCGAAGTTTTGCTCCGATTGAAAGCCCGGAGATACAGTTTGACTACCTGACCGTAGAAAAAACTACTCTCCGGGCTGTAAAGCTGGATGCAAAAAAGGGCGACTTTATAAGCGTAACAGACCAAAACGGGAATGTAGCTTATCAGGGAATCGTTGATGATGTTGAAACCGATAAAACGGGCGTAACGATTTCGGCGCAGCCTCTTATGTCGCTTTTTGACGCAGAGGTATATTTCGACCGCACGACCTCTGCAAAGATCGAGCCTTTTATTGCTTCGATCATCCGAGATAACTTTGTTTCTTCGGGAGATGCTTTGCAAAACATATCCGGTATGACGGTGGAAACGACCTCCGAAACGGCAGGGGCGCTCAACCTAAAGGACAACATCCACAGTTTTTACGAAATCATCACGAAATCGCTTACGGCTTACGGCGTGGCGGTCAACATGAGCTTTGACCCGCAGAAAAAGACGATCTCCGTTAAGGTTGGTAAGGTTAGCGAAACGGCGGTAATCGAAACAAATCTACAGGCCATCGTGGAGAAAAACATCATCATCGGTGACAGTACAGGCCAGCTGAACAAGGTGACCATCTACAACAAGGCCGATGAGACGCAGCGCATAACCTACTATCTGCACCCAGACGGCAAGGTCGACACAAACAACACGGACAGAATTACACCTGTGTTTTTTGCGGCGCAGTTTTTGGAAACGGATATCAATTTTGAATCTGCTGCATACAAAAAGGCTTACGAAGCGTTAAGCCCGCAAAAGTATGACAACATGATCGAGCTGACTGCCCGCAACGACTGTGGCGTACTTGATACCTCGATGGCCATCGGCACAGAGGTTTTGGTCATTGATGGCGACAGTAGTTACAAATCTATCCTTACCGGCTATGCAAGGTCGCAGGATGTTACAAAAATGACCTTCGGCGTTGTCCGTGCCGACCTTACCAAAATTTTGATCCTTGAAAGGAGGGCAAACGCATGATAACGCTGCTCCAGTATAACGCATCTATCGTAACTCCAACGGATGATGCGTATCTGTACAACCACATTATCAACGACAGCGGCATATTTACGGGCGTTGAGATAACTACGCAGGGTGGTAACATCATCAATGTTTCCGATGGCCGTGGTATAATCCTCGGTCGAAACTTTGTTGTGGAAGCCCAAACGATCAATGCGACGCTTCCAACCAGCGGCTCCGTCCCCGGAAGATTGCTTATCCAAATTGACATGGCAAACACCGAAGCACCGATTGCTTTTGTGACGCAGGCAGCCGATCCGCTTCCGGCGCTGGTGCAGGAGGATATCAATGCAAGCGGTACTGTGTACCAGCTGCCGATAGCCACTTACACAGCCCAGCCCACAATGATCTCCGATTTGCAGTATGTAGCGCACACCATCAGCCCCGGTACTGTTTCGAGCTTTAACGGCCGCACCGGAGCGGTGACACCGCAAACCGGCGATTACACCGGCAGCCAAATCAAAATCCCCGGCTATAAGCAGGCAACTTCCCGGCAGAATGTAACCGCAACAGACACGGTAACGCAGGCCATCGGAAAGATGGAGTACAAGATAAACCGGGCGGTTGTTATTAAGCAGCTTTCGCTTCCTGCGGCATCTTGGCTCGGCTCCGAAAGTCCCTACAGCCAGACGGTAACCGGCCTTGGGACTACTGCCAATAGCAAGGTTGATATCCAGATCGACACCGCCGCCTACAACACCATGGTTGATAGCGGAACCGGCGCTATCTATGTAGCGAACGACAACGGCACTATTACGGCCTATGCCTTGGGCGACAAGCCGACCGCGGATATTACCTTACAGGTAGCGATTTCGGAGGTGGTGAAAGGGTGAGCCTCGTCGGAAGATACACAACCCCAACCCACATTTTTACCGTCCCGTTTGATACCGGCACCATCTCAATGATGGCCGTTATCTACAAGCAGGGCGGCAATGTCTTACTTGTAAAAGACCTTGAGGATTGCACGCTGGGAGATAAAACCGTTTCCTGTACTCTTACAGAGGAGGAAACTTCACTTTTCAAACCAAACCCGCAGGTGCAAATACAGCTGCGTGTTGGTATTGGCAATGCGCGGCTTAACTCCAATATCCTCAATGTATCTGTAGCAGATGTCCTTAAAGATGGCCTTTTGGATGATATCGCGGGCGGTGATACAAAATGATTTTTCAGACTACATTCCAATCCTCTGAAAACCAGTTTCAAACCGCTTTTGCATCTCAGACATCTACTTTTGCAATTACATTCGGCAGCGTGGTTGGCGTAGCTGCGGAAGTGTATAAAGGTGAGTACACTGTTGTTCCAGCAGTTACCGACCAGCTTCTTCTGACAAAAGAAAAGATGATGAAAGACAATATGACCTTTATGGCGGTACCAAAACAAATCGTAGAAAACCCCTCTGGGGGACAAACAGTAACTATAGGAGGCTAAAAATGGCTGACACTAAGTACAATTCCAAAATAATCTTTTATGGCGAAACCCTGATGGATTTGACCGGCGACACGGTGGATGCTGCAAGCTTGCTCAAAGGCAAGACAGCGCACGACAAGACCGGCGCTCCCATTACCGGCACCTGTCCGTATGATGCCGATACTTCCGATGCAACCGCTACCGCTGCGGAAATCCTTAATGGCAAAACCGCCTATGTGGACGGCGCTAAAGTGACCGGCACCATGCCGAACAAGGGCGCTGTGACCCTTTCCATTATAGATAAATCCCCGGTAGCAATCCCTGCCGGTTATCACGATGGCTCCGGCTCTGCTGCCATCGACAGCACCGAAGCCGCAAAAATCATCGCCGGTAACATTAAATCCGGCGTTTCCATCCTCGGCGTAACCGGTGATTACGCCGGTGAGTTGACCAAGGGCCAGAAAAAGACCGTAACCCCGGCCAAAGCACAGTTTAGCGTCCTCCCCGATGATGGCTATGACTTCCTTTCTGAGGTAGTCGTAAACGGAGTGCCGATTGCTTATGCCGATAACCCCGCAGGAGGTCAGACCGTAACGATTGGAGCGTGATTAGATGGCGGTTAACAAGGTAGCGTTTTTCGGAAACACAATCATGGATATTTCGGACACTACCGCCGACGAAAGCTCCGTTGTTGCCGGAAAGCAGTTTTACAAAGCAAATGGCGCAAGAGCGACCGGGACCGCCGACTACCAGCAGAAAATCACCACGCAAACCGTTTCTTTAAGTTCTTCATGGAGCGGCAGCGGCCCGTATTATCAAACGATACTTACGGGCCAAGCCGCCGGTCTCCAAGTCAACCTCAATCCCACTATTGACCAGCTTGCAGCACTCGCAGATGCTGGTGTTACCTCGATGGTGGCGGCAAATGAAAACGGAACGGTAAAGATATACGCAGCTGGTGCGGCTCCTGCGGCGATGAGCCTACAAATCACAAAGATTATGACTTATTAAGGAGGGACAAAATGAGCACAATTTACGGCAATCCAATCATCCTTGGTGGTGGCGGCCTTGAGCTTGTAGCGAATGTCGCTGACGGGGCAACCGTTACGGCTGTACTTGGCAGCAAGACCGTTACTGGCGTTTCCTCCGGTGGTCAGGCACGGCTTAAAATACCGCAGGAGGGCAAATGGACGGTTTCGGCAACAAGCGGTTCGTCGGTGTCCATTCCGCAAGAAATCAGTGTTCCCGCCACAATTGATATTACACTCATGTCACAGGAGCTGAACGATGCAAGCTGGGCAGCCATCAAGCAGGCATCTGATGCAGGAAAGGGCGCGAACCTCTGGTCTATCGGTGACTGCAAAGAAATCACCATGAACGGCAAGGTGTCCGATGGGCTTACTTTGAGTGATTATACTGCTTGGGTATACATCATCGGTTTTAACCATAACGCAGAGCGAGAGGGCAACGGAATAGCGTTCCAAGGCTTTAAGGCAACAAAGAACGGTACGCCTGTATGCTTAACGGATGGCGGCTATGGTAGTAAAAAAACGAGCGGAACATGGTTCAACATGAACAATACAAACACAACTGCAGGTGGTTGGGAAGCAAGCTTAATGAGGAAAAATGTTATGCCTCTTATTAAGGCTTCGTTCCCTTCCGACCTTCAAGCGGTTATCAAGCCAAGCACTATTTTTACAACGCAGGGTTCGGGGAACGGCGACTGCACCGCAACAGAGGATGAGGTTTTCCTACTTGCCGAATTTGAAATATTCGGGTCGAGAATCTTCGCCTCAACGCAGGAGCCGAACTATCTAAAACAATACAGCTATTACGCAGCGGGAAACAGCAAAGTTAAATATATGCATAATAGTACCGCCACTGATGCCTTTTGGTGGGAGCGTTCTCCCAGTTCCAACAGCTCCGACCTTTTCTGTATTGTCTACGGCAACGGCAGCGCCAACACTAACACCGCCAACTATTTGCGTTGCGTGCCCCCAGTTTTCAAAGTCTAACATCAACCATTATTTAGCCCACGAAAGTGGGCGAAGGAGAGAATATGTACTATGTTTGTTTCCGGCGCTTCCGAGGGAACGCAATCTGCGGGAATGTGAATATTCCATATGGGGCACGGCTGTCTGTCGTAAATGACATCCTATACATGGATGGAAAAATGATATGTGCTGTGCGTTCGCAAAACTCGCACGACTATTTCTCCCCGGACGATGACGGTAAGGGGCTTATTCGTGGGAAGATGACTGAGGACATAAATAAGCTGCTGCAGCGCCCCGGCAAGAAGCACCAAGCAAGATGGGACAAAATATGGGGGGATATGTCGCTTACAAAATACAAGCGGCCCGAACACCCAGACCACTGGCTTTGGAACCACGACTTTTATTGCGCCCCGGTCGAAGAACTTGAGCGCATCAAAAAGATGATATCGGAGGTGTAATATGTACAAAATCACAAAGGATGGCAAAGAATATTATTCTGACACCATCCAATTTTCAAAAAAGGCGGCAAACGGCTGCCTCGTTCCATGTTTAGCAGAGGAGGCAGAGTTTGTTGTTGGCAAGGTACCGGAAGACACCGTTTTTGAGGGAGCCAGCGTTGAGCCCATGAACGGCGGCAGCGAACTTTCCAATTCCAAGTCAGAAGTGAACGAACTGTTACAGCTAATTGCTGATGCAGTAGAAGAAAAATATCAAGAAGACATGGAGGTAATCAACAATGTATAAGATGATGAAAAAGCTGATTGAGAAGAAGTTTTACAAAACTGCCGACGAAGCGCAGAACAAGCTGGATGTATTCTTTGCGTGTAACCGTCTGACCGACGATGAGTACAGTGAGCTGACGATGCTGGTGGAGACTGTGTATTCGGGGGTATAAAGTATGGAGCCGAGCGTTATTGTCGCAATAGTCACAGGTATCGCATCGGTTGCTGCCGTAGTCATCACCAACAACAAAAGCAACATGGAGCGAGACCACAAAGCTGATATTGAACGAGCTGTAACTAACGAAAAGCTGGACGAGCTGACAAGAGAGGTAAGGCGGCACAACGGCTTTGCGGAAAGAATACCCATCTTGGAGGAACAGACGAAGTCCCTCAACAAAAGAGTAACCAACCTTGAGCAGAAGAAAGGAGCATAACAATGAACGAATTTGTAACTTGGGCATCCCTCGGTACTTACGCAGGTGCAGTCATGATGGTCACCATCATCACCCAGTTTTTGAAGCAGACCCCCCTGCGGAACATCAACACCAACCTCTTGGCGTATATCGTATCGGTACTTATCCTCGTTGGCGCAGAAGCGTTTACGGGTTCCGAGCTGACCGTGCAGGGCGTAATCCTGTGCCTGCTCAATGCGGTCATCGTGGCCTTGGCTGCCGGAGGTACTTATGATGCCGCTACCACCGGCATGATTAAAAAGGACAAAGAGGAGGAATTCCCTCTTGAGGAGGTGGCGAAAGATGCCTAAAGTGTATCTTTCCCCCGAACGCAGACCGGCTCCCCATGCACCGTACTACGGCTTTCCGGGCGTATACGAGCATGATGTGTGTGTAGAGATCGGCGCTTATTGCGCCGATGCTCTCACCCGCTGCGGCTTTGATGTGATGATTGGTTCCCCCGACAAGACCATGCAGGAGCGAGTTGCGGAAAGCATTGCATGGAAATCCAACCTGCATATGCCAATCCACACCAATGCAAGCACGGCGACCTTGAAGGAGGGTTCTGCACAAGGCCCCACCGTCCTGCGCTACGGCAGAGCCGGAGGCGTCAGTGACCGGGCCTGTCAGATGGTCTACCGCAGACTGATGGAGATTTACCCTCGGAACACCAATCGGGGAGTCTATCAGAAGGACGAGTTTTACGAGATCGGCAGAACTCCCATGCTGTCGATCTATCCCGAAATCGCATTCCATGATAACGGGCAGGATGCTATTTGGATTGTGCAAAACAAAAAGCGCATTGCCGAGGCACTCTGCAAAGGTGTATGCGACTGGTTCGGCGTTGCCTACAAAGAGGAAGAAAAACCGCAGACAGATTATGATAAGCTGGTCGCCGAGCTGGAAGAAATCAAAGAAAAATACAGAACCGAACACGCCAGCGCGCAGGCGCTGCGTGGGAGAATTTTAGCAGCTATTGAGCAGTACGATACGGTGGCAAAATAACTCACTTTGCAACTCACTTTTGTTCCGAAAGTGAGTTTTTCATGCTTTTTTCAGCGGAATGAAAGTCGGAAAAACCGCTTGATTCCTACACTTTACGGCAATAACATAATTTTGCGTGTGGGTTCAAATCCCTCCATCTCCGCCACAAGAAAAGCCCAGTTTCAAGCGAAAACTGGGCTTTTTCTTTTTCCTTGTAACTCACAAAATAACTCACTTTTATTCCTGCGTAGCCAAAATACCGCCGAAAACATCATCAAGAGCGCTTGTTATCTGCTTTTCCATTCCGGCAACAGCGTGCCCGTAAACCCCGAATGTATCCATGCTCTTGGAATGCCCGACCAGCTGCTTTACCCAACCCTCCGGCAGCGCTTGTGCCATTGAGACAAATGTGTGCCGCAGCTCATAAGGCGTTGTCTGTGGGATATCATTTGCTTCACAATACCTTTTCCAGCTTCTGCGGTAGTGCTCTCCCCTCTTTACATCAAAGAGATACAGCCCGTTTGATTGGGCGAGCTGGTTCTTCAAAACCTCCTTGCCCATCTCGCCGACGAAAACGGCGCGTACAGCGTTTTCGTTTTTGCCTGTAGTGATTTCGTCGTATTCGTTTATGGAGCGTCTGACGATGATTTTCCCCGTTTCTAAATCAATATCATTGCGCATCAAGCCGCGCAGCTCTCCGGGGCGCAGACCGGTAAGGACTTCAAGGCGGTAAGCATTCACCAACGGGTCGACTATGCGCTTATTATAAAGCGTTGTCGTATCTTCGGCAAAAAGTTTAATGACATGCTCCGGCTGCAAGATGTTCTTCCTGCTTGCCCTCGCGCTTTTGGGGATAGCTATATCCTCCGGAGTGTAATTGCTCACTTTCGCTTTGCGGAGATATTTGCAGAAAGAGGTAAGATCTGCTTTTATGTTGTTGAGGGTCTTTTTGGATAGCTGCCCCTCTTGATACGCATGGTCAACCACGCGCTGCAGCACGGCGTCTGAAAGTGCAGATGCTTTCATGTGCCCGATCTGCGGGTCTATCCACTTCCGCCACCGTGCGTCGACTGGACGCCAGTTACTTATTGTTGTATGCGTTTTCAGCTGCTCCATATAGCTTTCGTGCAGCTCTGACAGGCGCAGCTTGGTTCCACTGATGCCAGATGACAACCATTCATCAGCCTTGCGATTTGCTTCCCGCTGCCCTTCCCGTCCGGGCCTGCTGCTGGTAAATGTTTTTCTCACGCCGTCCTTTTGCACGGCTATTTGCCAGCGACCTTGCTTTTCCAACCATTTTGCAGTATTTGTTCTCTCTTTCATGTTATCCTCCTGCAATTAACCGCCCTCGTTTCCGGGGGCGGTGTTTTTTTATTTTTCTGCCATTACATCGTATACAACCACGCCGTTCATAATCGTCAAGAGGGTGTTGTCCTCATTGGCATCGTTGACCACTGTGACTGTTACATATTTATCCTTTGCGCCAAGCGTATCAACAGCATCAGATATCGAATTGCACAGTTTAACCATGCTTTCACGCATTGTTACCCATGGCTCGTATGTATCGTCGTATCCGTCCGCTTTTGCTTGCGCCACTTCTGCAGCTACTCCTGACGCTTTTGCTGCTATAACAAGACCGGTGTCATCGTATTCTAAAGAGTACTCAATCCCTGTGCCCTCCGCATTTTTATCAAGCACAGTTTTTATGGCCGAAGCGACTACGGACATATCCACTTCCGTGTTTTGCTCCTCTTGCTGTTGCTGCTGATTTTGCTGATTGTCCTGTTTGTCTTTATCCTTTTCTCCACCGGCAAGCGCTCCGATGATTGCAATTATGATAACAATTAGGATTATTGCTGTTACCATCGTTTTTTTCTTCTTTGGCTTGATCTCTGGTGTTGTTTTCTCCATTTCCTCCATAGTCGTCTCCTCCAGTACTGATTATTGTACACTTTACGGTGTACGATTATATTTGGAAAGAACATCTGTTCTTAATCCCGAATTAAACCGTAGTTAAGGTTATTTGCATCGATTAGGACGAGGTATAAAATCATCATCGCCAGCAGGGCAAAAATAACTGCGAAAAGCGTTTTGGAGAGCCTCCGGCGCTGGCGCACCTGCTCTTTCAGCATCTCGATCATTTCTTCGCTGTTCTGGCTGTCTGTTTTGTTATAGACTTCCTTCACGAAATGCTTGTCGAGAGATATGTGCAGCGCTTGGCAGACGGAAGCAACGAGAAAAAGGCTTGGATTTTTTGTCGGCTCCGAAAGCAACCGGGAGATCGTCCTCTCAACTGTCCCGGCATTGTCGGCCAAATCCTTGTGTGTCATTCCCTGCTCCTGCCGTTTTGTGGCTACCTCCAATAAAAAGTTTTCCCAATTCCTTTCTTCGTCTGAATTCACAAACTCATCTCCTGTTTTTTGTTACCGGGCACTTTTGTCAGGAAAACATGACAAATTTGACGCCAAAACCGCAACATTTGTCAGTACATATTGGCAATGCAATTTGTTACAATTGAATTGTACCAAATACCTACTGAATTTGGAAGGATTTTTATTCGACAATAATTGACAAAAGAGGAGGAACACCAATGGATTGGAACACGGCGTTAGAGCAGCTTATTTTACAAATGACACCTGAACAATGCGAAAGAGCTATTTCTCTAATAGCAGCGAAATGGCCTTATATACTTTCTCGGCTTCCTCCGGCGAAAGAGTCCGGGAAAGCTCCATAAGTTTTTTATTGGCAGGATGCAGCTCACCTTCGGTGGGCTGTTTTTCTTTACCCAAAAGCTCGTCAACGGTGATGCCGAAGTAATCGGCGACCTTTTGAAGCGTTGCATCGGTTGGCATAGACCCTGACTTCCATCTGGAAACAGATGGCTTTGTCAGCCCAATTTCCAATGCAACAGCACTTGGCGTTTTGCGCACAGAGTTACAAAGCCTCAAATAATTGTCATAAAACACAGTTAACACGCCCCTTATTTGTGCAAGCCTACAAAGTTAACAAAGTTGCGCATTTCCCCTTGACGGATAACAGAGTAAACTGTATAATAGGAGCATGGTCAGCGGAGTAAACCGAAGTGCCCCAGCAATCGCCAGGGTAGCGCAATATTTATCCCATAAATATGATAGCACACTTTGTTTACTCTTGCAACAAAAAATTAAAGAAAGGAGGACAGTTTGGATGCCTGCACAATGGACTGGCGACATGGTCGGCAAGATGCACAACAACAGAATTACCATGACACAGGTCGCCGAAAAACTTGGCGTGACCAAGGCGTATGTCTGCATGGTTCTCAACGGCCACAGAAACCCAAAGGGAGCAGAACAGCGGTTCATGGCTGCGCTGGACGAGCTTATCAAGGAAAAGGAGGTAGGGAATGAATAAGTGGACAAAGTGGGAAATCGTATACTGCGTAATCCTGCTTATATGCACCGCAATAAATGTCGTTATTTGCGTTACCCGCTAACGGCATCGAAGATTGTTACGATTGCTGCCGCTGCGGATATGACGGCGAAAACAACCTTGAAGAACGCCTTCCACCACCAAGCACGGTATTCTCTTAACGATTGTTCCCCTGCATCGGTCAAACGAACCTTAACGCGACCGCTGCCGCCCCACCAGTACTGGCCGGGCTTTAGTACGGGGTAGAACAACCCGGAAGCCGCAATCTTTGCAAACTTTTCTTCCGATATTGTAATGGTGCTGCGATAGCGCAGCTTTCGGAGAGCGCGTTTTTCAGCTTTGGTCAACATCAAATCACCTCAACCATAGTTTACCACATGAAGGGAGGGATAGCAATGTCAAGGAAAGTTGATACCTACCGCAGGCTGCGAGCGCTGATGCTGGAACTTGGCCACGACCAGACAAGCCTTGGAAAGCGCACCGGTATGAGCCGCCAGCAGATCAGCGACAGAATGATATGCAAGACCCCGTGGACATTGGAGGAAGTCTATAAGGTCTGCGATGCATTATTTATTCCAATAAAAGATGTCAAGAAGTTTTTCCCGCCAAACGGGGTGGAAAAGAAGGAGGAACAACATGGAAGCAACAACCAACACCTTTATCCGGTGGTTTAACTCGGATGAGATTGTACCCAGCAAGGACGGGCATTACCTGTGCCAGACAAATCCGGGAAGATACGCTACCTTGCCATTCAGCACCAAGCATCAGATGTTCAATGTCAGCGGAGATAATGTGGAGACCGCTATCGAAGTCCAGTGGTGGGCATTCCTGCCGGAGCTTCCGCAAAAGGAGGTACAGGAAGATGAGTAAAAAGGAGTGGCTGCAGGAAGCCTTGGCCGTAGTCCTTGGAATGGGAGCCATCTTCGCAGCAGCGGCTATCCTGCTGTTGGTGAGGTAAGGCCATGGAGCAGAACGAGAGGATAGCAGTTATCCGGGAGAAGTTCCCCGGTTACACCAAGCCGCTGGACAGTATGTGCAAACGGCCGGAGCATTATGGCATCCGGCGTACTGCAGAAGCCGAAGCGCTGATAGTGGACAAGCCCGGCAGGAAGCGGGAAGCAAACTATAAGCTGTCTGTGCGTATTCCTTTGGGTTATGTGAATATGGCGGAGTTTCGTCAGCAGCTTATCGAAATGGGTTACTGCAACTTCACAGCATGGGTTCTGCGCTGTATCCGCCGCCAGCAGGAGGAGTACAAAAAAAGAAAGGCCCCCGTCAGAGACGGAGACCCAACCACTACCACAACTATACACGATAAGGGGAGGGATGTCAAGTGATCGTCTACAAGGGAACCGATAAGGATATGAAGTGCCGAGGCTTCCAATTCGATCTTGGAAAAGAATATGTGGAGGAGGAAGCGAAACTGTGCGAAAAAGGTTTCCATGGATGTGAGTACCCGCTTGATGTGTTCGCCCATTACGGCCCGGCCGGCAGTCGGTTTTTTGTGGCTGATCTCGATGGTGTGACGGACGAAAGAGAAAGCTGCGACACCAAGCTGGTTGGGACGAAAATAAAACTCCGGGCGGAAATCGGCATTGCTGGTATCGTAAAAGCTGCTGTCGAGTACATAAAGGAAAGAGCCGAAAGCGGCGACAATCAGACCGGTGACCGTAGCGCAGCCACCAACACCGGCTGCTGTAGCGCAGCCACCAACACCGGCAGCTGTAGCGCAGCCACCAACACCGGCGACTGTAGCGCAGCCACCAACACCGGC